ATATTAAAACCATTTACCAATAACCATCCGACATCATAACTAGCATTATGAAATATTTTTGTAGCTGAAGTATTTAATACATCTTGCATCCAAGCAGTTGTCATAGCGAGATCCATATTACCCCCGGCATCATGAGCTATTGGAAAGTACCATTGTTGATCAAATGCAGCTACAGCGAAACCTACGATGTGGCCATCAAAAGTTGCCCAACCAGATCCTTTTGTTTTTAAGTTTGGATCTTTAGTTTCTAAGTCGATTGCAATTTCCTTAGCTTGAGATAAATCTGGATACTCCGCAGGACATACCCAATCACTATCGTTATATATAAAATTTAGTTGATGAGTCATTTTTTCTTAGCATCTTTCATTCTTTTTATTTCTAATTGACAGTAGTGTATTATCTTTTCTAAGTCTTCAATTTTGTTTTTAAATAAATATCTACAAACATACTTCACGACATTGCCCTGAAAGAAAGAAAGTTTATTTTTTGATATAAATTCATAAGGTTGAATCTCAAAAAATTTATAGTGGGATCCCCCAATTTGTTTGTCTTGCGGAAATGCATCGTCAAACATATCTTTATTAGTCATAGTCGTAGCCCTTTCAGTATTTCTAGTTTCTCTTCAGCATTAGCTATTTTTTCTATTAACTTATCTACTTCATCTACATGCTGTGGATGTTCTCCTATTCCAACAGGCTTTTCTACATATATTTTTATAGTCGCTTCAGCTTCTGATATCTGTGCAGTATATCTGTCTTCTAAAGCATCTAGTATTACTTTTCTAAACATAATTTACCCTTCCTTTATATTAAGTTCTGTTAAATTCATTGCCGATCCTATTTTTCCTTGAACAAAAACATTAAAAGATAAACTTATTCTAGTATGGTCATGTGTATTTCTTTTGACATAATGTCTTAGGGTTGAAGGAAACAATAATAGTAAACCTTTATACACAGGTACGCTCCAATGTGTTGAGTTGTATTGATCAAATTTTTTAATGTCAGAAAAAGCAATTGGATATTCATCAATCACAAATTCTATTGCGTCTTTATCAAATGCACTGTTAATGTAAAACACTCCTGAAACAAAAGAGTTTGGGTGGCTATGTATGTGGTGTCCTGAATTCTTAACATTATAATTTAACCAAGATTGTGTAATGTAAGGAGTCGCTTCGTTATTAGTTTGTATTATTTTATCAAAATAATTATTAATATGCTTATCAAAGAATGTTTTTAAATTTTTAAGTTCTTTATTTTTTAAAATATTATTATCCTTGGACAAATAATTACCCCCCTGGCTAATTAAAGTTTTATGTCTTACCTCTGATACAAAATATTTTTCTTCTTTTGTAAGCTCTCGCTGTAAGCTTGAGCTATACAAAGGTGTTGAAAATAAAGGTTCTATTTTATAATCCTGCATTAACAATAATTTGCCTCGTAAAGTTTAAAATATTTTCCTAATGGGAAGTTATATTGGTGATAGGTTCCTAATAAATGCAGCGATCCTTTAGATCTTGTGGCACCTGTATACCAAACTCTAAGTTCTTTTATCTTTTCAGATAAATTTTTCTTTTCGTAATGTGAGGGAAAATTACATTTACTTGCCAAGACAACATTATCTGCTTCACCACCCTTGACTTGATGTATCGTATCAATAATAATTTTTGGTGGTTGTGATAAATCTACGCCTTCTCTCATAAGTTTTTTAAAATACTGCTTATCTTTGTCCTTAAATTTTCTTTTAAATGCTTGTTCCCATGGTTCTTTTTGATCTCGCATACCACACCTTAAATGTAATTCATCAAAAGTAAACACTTGATTTGGATGTGCAAAGCTCCATTTTTTACTTTCAGATGACCGGTATCCGTGGTCTATGTTTAATAAATACTCATACATGACTGTAGCTTCTTCTCTAGTTATAGATCCACCTTCACAAATCTTCTTCCAATTTTCTATTGCAGCAAATTGATTCGGTTCGAATGATTTATTACCTTTAACATCTTGATAATATAAGGATAGGTTACGAGCTTCTGTTTGTAATTCTTTTTTAACATCATTGATTCTTGCTAACACCATCCAACTACCTTCCATGTCCCAAGGTACTTTCTTTAATCCATTCCATCTATGTATAGAGCCCTCTTTACCATTAGAATAAAATTCTTTTTGTACTCTATTGTTACCCATAGAATTTAAAATACATTTAGAAAAAAAATGTACATTCTTATTTAATCTTACAGATTTTTTTAACACTAAACTTCTACCAGGAAAGGTCTGAAAATGTTCTACATCTGCACCATTCCATTCATAAATAGCTTGGTCATCATCTCCTGCAATGTAAACTCTATGTACAGCTTTAGCTAATTTTACAACTAAGTCCCATTGTAAAGGTGTCAGATCCTGGGCTTCATCAACCATCAATACTTTAAATGGTATAGACAAACCCTCATCAATAAATTTTTGTACCATGTCAGTAAAATCTAATCTATCCGGTGTCCGTTGACCATTCTCAAGTTCCATTGTTTTAAACTGTTCGTATCCCGCAATGATTGATTTAAATTGCTGCAACCTTACAACTTTTCTAGGCTGTTGTTTATATAACCAAACAGGATCTACTTTCATGTTTCTTGCCCTATCATATATTTGTAGGGACCAATTGTTATAAACTTTAGCATCATCATGGCCTTCTTTGTAATTTACTTTTATTGTTCCGTACTGAGTATGAAACATAAGCATATCTACTTTAGGGTCTAATACAGGGATCTCAGAGAATTGTTGTCGAGCTAAACTATGTAAGGTTCTAAAAAATTTAAAATCATCTTCATCATACTCTTTAAATCTTTTTCTAACTCTGGCTACACATTCATCTACTGCTTTGTTGGTAAACGATATGTAACAGATCTCATCAGGTGAGTATCCTTGTTTTAAATATCGCTGCACTCGTTTCAATAAATTTTCAGTCTTACCTGTACCAGGAGGACCAAATATTTTAATTGTCTTCCCATGAAGCTTTTGCTTTAACGAATTTGACATCTTTATTTTTGTGTTCTATTTGGTTAGGTAATTCTACCACCCAATGTCTGCTACTTATACCCTGGAATTTCTTTTTAGGTGTAGCACCACCGGATTCTAAAAATTTAGTGCAGTCTTTTTCAGACCAATTATAGCCCATTTTCTTAATAAACTGCCTAAATGTTTCTAATTTAAATCTCATTTCGGCCTCATCTTTCCAAATATTACCATTATCTATTTGATCAAATTCTGTTGTGTCCTCAACATCTTCTAAAAATCTTGTCATTCTAGAATTAAATACATCCATCTTCTCTTCAATTGCATCAAACCCTTCCATGTCTTGTTTATTACTTACTAATTCTTCAAGCCAATCTCTGTAAGGGTCTGGATCTCTCTTACTTGGTTTTAGAGTTCTCCAAACTATGTCATAGTTAAGTAGCTGCTCACCTAAAAGTTGCTGCTGATATAATTGTTTTGTCGATAGTCTAATTGATTTACCTTGAATAGGTAAAATCCAATAAGGTTCTGGATATGAATTTACTTTAATTAACTTACCGACTTCTGGTATAGCCTCATTCATTCCAATACCGTGTTTTCTTTTAACACAGGTGCTAGATACGCAATGCATTCTAGCTATAGAAGTTTTACATTTAAAAGCATATTCTTTGTTCTCCACACCTTTAAAAATATTATTTAATTCTTGTGGATGCAAAGGTTCTGAACAAACTTTTGTCATCATATTTCTAGTCCAATCTTCATACATGACAGGATCTGAGTTTATCTTTTTAGCTAACACTGCAACATTAAACATTGCATCATTTCTACCTTCACCTTTTTGCACTTTGTTTTTCATAAAATTAACTACACAAGGTGGGTAATCTTTTGTTTCGTCATCTTCTAAAATTTTTAATTTTTTAAAATCAGCAGGAGTTAATCTATGTTGATCAACAAATTTATATAGATCTTCTATTTTAATAGAGTTGCCATCATCATCCATAGCAACCCTAGTAGTCATATGTGCTTTTTGATAGGGAAGGTTTACAAAGTTACCTTTTCTTTTTGCGTTCCAATCTTCCGGAGTTAAATCTACTTCATCCTGTGCAGGATAAATGTCAGTTGTAGTATCATTAACACCAAGATCAGATGCTATCTCAATTAATTTTTTTCTCATCAAAGATGCTGCAACAACACCTTTAATAAATAAAATTAAATGGAGTCCGTTGGATTTTGATCGGAATGGGATGAGCGGGTATTTCCTTTTCCGTATAATTCGTATAACTTCTTGATGTTGTATATTGTAGCGATCAACATCGATGACCCCCCAACTGCATGTATTATTATCTCTGATAGGGACAGACCCATAATATTTATCTCCTTTTAAATGTTGTAGCCAATCCTCTTTGAGCATTGGTCTAGGTTCAACCCAATGTTTGAATTCTTGTTTACCGTCTTTACCTCGAGTTTGACCTAGGGGTTTAGAAGCACCAAAATATGTAGTAGAGCCCTGGAAGAGTTCTACAAACTCTTCCAAGGTGTTGTCAAGTATGTCCATAGATTAGAATGGAGTTTTTTCTGAACTCTCTTCGTTACCATGCTTAACTTTAACAGATCCTTTTTTGCACGTTTCATAGAATCCATGTGCTGCTTCAAGAACAACATTGTCGGTCACTTGGCCAACATGTTCTATTTCCCAGCCATACCATGAACCTAACTGATTTTTTTCTAAAACAGTTCTCATTTTGTATTGCTGCGTGAAGGGTGCAGGTTTAAAGAAACCTTTACCATCAGCTCTTTTTTGTCTTAAAGACATCATCATTGAGTTCCACTTTTTAGATTTTTTTCTTTGGGTGGACTTCATGGTAACAAGTGCAGTAGATTGAGAAGACTCCTCACATATTAAAACATAATGAGATGCTGTTTCCTCAACATAGTTACCGTTTTCGAGTCTATCTTTACCACCATCATCTCTAGTAGTTTTAGACATGATATCTGATGAAGCTGGATAGACATTCACTGGTGCAACTGCACCTTGATCTCTGTCTTTCCATTCGATGTACTCTAACTTGTAGTAACAAGGAATAACAATAATACCATTTTTACCATCATAAAGTTGATTGGTCACAGTATTATAAATCATACCCGGTCTTGCAGCTTCTATGAACTGACTATCACCTTGTGTTACTTGTGGTGACAATTGTCCAAGAACTTTTAAGAATGGTAATGCAACACTTTTAGCATCCACATTATCAAACCCCTCATCAGCAAAATTTTCTATATTTATTGCTGCTACAGGTGCCTCCTTTTTAACTGCCACTTGATTTACGTTATCTTTTCGTTGTTCGTCTTTAACTATCATCTATTTCTCCTTATTAGTGATTTTAGTTTTATTTGCTATATATACTCCAAACATGTCAAAAGGTAATTCCTTACCATTTTCAACTTGATCCCTTACAAATGCTTTTAAGGTCATTGGTTCAACTTTTTGTTTTTGATTATAGTTGAATCCAAATTTCTCACAAACACTTATGAGTTCTGATACTTGGTTGTCCTGGCCTTTGTCAAATGCAGTAGTAATAGTATTTTTTATTAGATCTTCATGACCATTACTTCTTAACCAACTGAAAGCCTCTTCAACTCTAGACTCAGGAATCTTAGCTGCATAAAAAGGTTTTACTTCAACAGTAGAACCATCATGTAACTTAAGCAAAGATACTCCTGCTTCTTGCATCATTTCAGGTATTATTCTTTCCTCAAAATCTTTAGCTTTAGATTTAAGTAAAGAAATTTTTTCTTCTTCTTGTTCTATTTGAGAACGTACTAATTGTAATTGGTGACATTTTTCAGTGATAGATTTAACACTATCCTTATCAATGTCGATGTTAGACATTTTTTCGATATCCATAATTCCTCCTTATCGCCTTATAAATATCTATTTGACGATTGCAACAAAAAAATATAAAAAGATTTTGATGTGGAAATACCCCTATAAGACTCAGCCCTATGAGCACCAAAGATTAGCTTTAAAAGAATCAGCTGATAAAACAGAATACGCATATTTTATGGAAATGGGTACAGGTAAAACTAAAGTAACCATTGATAACATTGCTTGGTTGTATATGCAGAGAAAAATTACTGCATGTTTAATAATTGCACCAAAAACAGTTTATACAAATTGGGAATCAGAAATAGAAATACATCTTCCAGATGTAAT